TTTGCTTCTTGCCAAATAATTTTCGCTTGGTCCTTTTTCGCGGCAGTCGCTAAAATTTGAGAACCGTTCTCGTGATCAGCAATCATCATATACAATCCGATTGCCGAAGCGATTGCCGATTTCCCGTTCTTACGACCTATCAATAAAAACACACGTTGATATTTACGATTGCCCTCAATATCCACAAAACCAAAGATTGCTTCAATCATTGCTTTTTGCCAAAGCATTAATTTTAGAGGTTTGTTCGCTTGCTTCCCTTTTGATGGATGGCAAAACTTTTCGATAAAATCGACCGGATGCCTTGCTCGTTTTAAATCAAAAAAATAATCGCTATCCTTTTTTTGAAGGTCAACGACTAACTTTTTATATAGTTTATAAATTTTATTTGATACAAATGTTTCCCCACCATTTTGTCGGAAAGACATATAGTATTTGTAAATATACGTCTCTTTGTAATCAATCATAACGCTCACTCAAAAAGTCGCTAAACTCCGACAAGTCGTTATCCGTTTTAGGAGTTTCTTTTGGAAGCAACGCAAGCAATTTTTCAGTAACGGTTGTATATCGTTGGATAGTCGAGTTGTACGATTTCAACGCTGGATGTTCTCGCAAGATTGTATAACTGC